GCCACCGGGGCGCACCCCGTTCTTGTGGAGCTTGGCGTGCGCCGCCTCCGTCGCGATGGCGAGGCCGATCGCCTCGCGCGCGAGCTTGATGACCTCCAAGCCGAGCCAGCCATTCCAGCTCGGCCCTCGAAAGTGCCAGATCGATTCCTGCGGAAAGACTTGGATTTCTCCGGTCGCGATCTGCGTCAGGCCTTGCCCGAAACCGGACTGCTCCGGGACCTCCGCCGTCACATGATACTCGAGCGTCATATCCGCCTTGCGGTAGATGGTGACGCGTCCCGGCGAGATCGGAATCAGATCGATGATGCGGCGCTCCGGCCCGACCCGATTGATGAAGACGAAGGCGTTGCCGGTGAGCGCGGCATGCCAAAACATGATCTCGCGCAGCTCGAAACTGGTGAGCCGGCCCTGCTTGTGAGGGATACGCGCGAGCACTTGCTCGAGCGGATGATTGCGCAACCGCACGAGACGATCCGCAGATCCGTCATAGAACCGGACCGGAACCTGCGCGCCGCCCTCGGCGATAGCGCGCACGCAAGCGAGGACCGTGGTCACCTCGAGCGCAGTTCGCCAGTTGACGGATACGCCGGATTTGGCTTCTCCGTAGGAGAGGAAGTCCGGGAGGAAAGACAAGCCGGACTTGCGGCCTAGGAGCGAGTCGAGCAGGCGGGAAATCATGCGTCGTCAGTGTCCCAGAACGAAGAGCTGGTAGGCGCCGCATGCAACATCGCCGTCAACGCATTGCAGCTCGCGGCGATGCCATCGATCTTTTCGGCGCTGCGCTGCTTGTCTGGCACGAAGTTCATGTTGCGATCAAAGCGGATGTGCGCGTTTTGCGCCATTTGCCGCAGCACTGGCTGGCCGCCGTGATCGAAGCGGCCGGCGAGGACCTCGACCTCTAGCATCTTCGTCGGCTCGGCGAGAGTGAGATGGCCCTGGCGCACCTTGAGCATTCGCTCGACGCCGAATCCTTGCTCCTGCAGATCGGAGATGAGCTTGGTCGCGAACATCGGATCGTAGCCGATCATTTGCACGTCGAAGATCTCCGCATCCTCGAGGATGGCGCGCATCACGTAATTTTGGTCGACCATGTCGCCGGGAGTAGGCGTGAGCGCGCCCATGCGGGCCCAGCGGTCATAGGGGAGCCGATCCTCGCGCGAGCGCAGCTCGATCGTGTCTTCTGGACACCAGAATTTGGAGATGATCTCGAGTTTACCGCCCGGCTCCTCCGGCGGGAAAATCCACACGAGCGCGGTGAGGTCCTTGACCGAGGAGAGATCGAGGCCGCCGAAGCAACGACGGCCGCGGAGCTTTTCGGCGCGGGTTTTCCAGGCCTTCTTATCCTCGGCGCAAGCGTCCCATCTGGCGACATCCAGCCATTTGACGCTGGCGTCGACCCATTGGTTCAGGTGGTAGCGTCGGAAGTGCGACTCTGCGCGCGGGTTGTTTCTGGCCTTGGCATATTCGCCGCGCAGGAAGTCGATCGTCGGCGAGAGGCCGAGGTTGGGATTGACCTTGCGCCAGTTGGCTTCATCCCGCCAATCATCCTCCTCCTCGAGTCCGAACATGATGACGAGTGACCGCGGGTCGTAAATGCCCTCGCCGGTGTCGGAGCCGCATTCCGGCGGCTCTATCGGGCCGGCGAGGATGGCGCGCGATTCTTTGTAGAGGTCATAGCCGATCAGCGCGGTTTTCAGGCCCGCCGTGCTGGCGAAAAGCTCGATCGGTTGCAGCTGCGCGGCCATGCCTTGCCGGATCGTGGTGTCGAGATCGCGGGAAATCCATTCGTGCATTTCGTCGCCGACCGACACATAAGGCGAGAGGCCGTGCTTGCCGTGAGGCTTGCCGGTCAGTCGCTCGAAGCGGGAAAGCTTGCGCGCGCACCAGATGGACTTGCCGAAGACGGTGAGCTCGCGGGCGAGGCGTGGCTGTTGCGCGATCATCGCCTTCATCTTGTTGAGGACTGTCGTCGCCTGCTTTTCATTCAGCGCGAAGCAATAGCCTTGACCGCCATAGACTGCGTCGATCGCCCAGAATGCGAGGGCGAGGGACGCGAGAAATTCGGACTTGCCGTTCTTGCGCGCGATCCACAGCAAGAGGCGGCGAAACAGGCGGACATGCGCGAGCGTTTTCGCGCCGGTGCGCGGGTCGACAATCTCGGTCGGCAGCTTCCATCCGAACAGCAGGCGGACCGCGATCTCCTGCCAGAGCGCTAAGCGGAAAGGGACGCCGGCGAAGCGGAGATCTGTGAGGACGAAGATTTCGGGCCAGAGGTCGACCATGAAGTCGGCCTTGGCGGCGTCATACCAGGCGCTCGGTACGGCCGCGGCGCGGCGCCAGAAGATGGTCGGCCAATCCCAGCCCTCGGCGGCGCCGCGCGCGATGAACTCTGGGAGATCGCTGGCCGCTGCGTGGATGAGCGGGGCGGGGCGGATGGTCTCGGGCACATCAATGCTGGGTGCGTGGTGGCGCGGCGTCGTGGAGGGCGGCGAGGCCGATCAGATCAGTGTCTTTGGCAGTGGGCTCCGCGGGCGCCGTGGGGGACGGCGGCCGCGGGGCGCCGCCATATTGCGACTGCTCGCGGAGGAGGGCATAGCGGCGGAGCGGCGTCAGGCCGAACTCGGCTGCCGCGTCGAAGATAAATTTACCCAAGCGCTCCTTGACCATGACGGCGGGGTTGACGCGCAGCATCTTGTTGCCGCCGTGAGTCTTCGCCCAATACTGCGCGCCGTTGACGAGGATGTTGTCGACGGCGGCGAAATAGTCGGCGATCGAGATGCACAGGACCGCGAAGGCGTAGCGGTCGAGGCTCTGGACGATATGCATCTCGCGCAGCTCGGCGGCGAGATCACGCCAGACGGTGAGCGCCGGCTTCAACCGCTCGTCGAGGAGCATCACGGGCGGCGCGAAGAGGTCGCCAGATTCGGCCGGCGCCGCCGCGATGATGCTCGCGAGTCGCTCCGCCTCGGCGAGCGCGCGATCCGCCTTGGACATGCGCTTGCCCGGCGCGCCCTTCGCGGCTTGCATCTGCGGCGTGTCAGGTCGGCGGCCCATTGTCCCCACAACAAAAAAAGTTTCCAGAATATCGCGGCATTTTTTGCCGGGTTAAGGGCCCGGTCGCGGGCGGAGCGGGCTTGAAGATTTGATACCCCCGGCCGGGGGCCTATCGGGCCCCGCGCTCGGCGCGCTGCTTGTCGCGGTTGTGGTGGAAGGCGCAGAGGCTCTGCAGCGCGCCGTTCCAGAACTGGTCCGGGTCGCCGCGATGCGGCTCGATATGGTCGGCGACGGTCGCCGCTGTCACCACGCCCTCGGCCTGGCACATCCGGCACAGGGGCTCGGCGGCGAGCTGCGCCTTGCTCTTGGCGCGCCATCGACGCAGCCCATACAAGGCGCGGCAGGGATCATGCTCGCGGCGCCAGCGATCGAACTGGCGCACGCTCTCGGCCTTCGAGTCGCCAGAGCCGAAACGCCGGCCAGCTGCCGGCGCAGTGCGGGGAGCCCTGGCCATTCGTCCCTTGTCATGATTGGAGGCAAAGCTTCGCTTCGCGCGCAGATCGGCCTGCGCGCTGCTTGGACATCGACTTGATCGGAGGCCGGCGGCCTTGCTCCACAAGCTCGATGTGCCCGACCTCGATAACCAAGGGCGTCGGGCCGCCGAAGATCGTCACGAGAATACGCACACTGCCCGCCTTGATGTCAATATCCTGCACTGATGCATGAAAGCCGGAGAATGGCCCCTCCGTCACCCGCACAGCGTCGCCCGCCGCAAACCGCGCCACCTCTTCGGCAGATGGCCGAGGCAGCTTCGCCCGCCGATAGAAGGCGATCAGATCGTCAGGCACAGGAGACGGCGGCTCCTGCGATCCAGGCCGCAGGAAGTCGACCACATGCCGCATGTCCGCAACGGTCCGCAGGAGATAGCCACCCGCCTCGCCGTCGAGGTCGGCGCGCAGGAAGATATATCGGCCGAAGCGAGGATGTTTGATCACTCGACGCGCCAGACGGCCGGACTTGGACAGCCTGTCGCGCGTCGTCGATCTCACCACATGCACAGGCCGCCAAGCCTTGAATCCAGCTGCGCAGAGCCGCAGCGCCACCTCTTCGTCGCACCCTTCGTAGGCTTCGACCACATACCATCGCTCGACCATCGTCGCTCGCTCCCTACTTTGTCCCACCTGTCCCACCTCTCTTCTCGAAGAAGAAGAAGGTGGGACACATGCAACGCATTGAACGCAAACCGCTTGTCCCACCTGTCCCACCTGTCCCACCTATTTCGACCACTCTCCGGCTGGCGCTATCACCGCCTGGCGCACTCGCATTTACGCGCGAGGGGAGAGGTGGGACAGGTGGGACAGGTGGGACACTACCATTGAAATCAGCTGCTTATGTGTGTCCCACCTCGGCCGGCCACCCCGCCGAGGTGGGACAGGTGGGACCATTCACTCGAGCGGGGCCTCCTCCTCCTCACGCGCGTCGGGCGTGTCGAGGGACTCGCCCCAGTCGTATTCCTGGCCGATCGCGTCTTCGAACAAGCGGCGACAATCGCCGAGCGAGGGAAAATCCCAGCACCACACTCGTCGCCGATAGCTTTGAGGGCGACCGTCGTCGCCGATCAGCTCAACATCCTCCCAGGCCCGCACGCGCTGCAGGCCCGGCACGAGCCGGCGCATGCGGATCGCGAATTCGGTCTCGGCGGCCTTGCGCCGCACGCCGAGGCGTTCGGCGTTGCGATGAAAATCATTGAGCAAGGTGATGGTCGGCAAGCGTGCGCGCCAGCCGACCGCGCGCTGCGTCTGCGAGCCATTCTCGAGCCGCACCAGCCACCACGCCGTGATGGGATCGAGCGACCGCACCTTTTGCTCGAGCAGCGCCTCTGTCCGCGGAATGAGGCGCAGGTTCGGCGCGCGCGGCGCGTCGAGATCGAAGTCGAGGAGATCGGCGAGGAGGGCCTCACGCCCGCCGTCATCGAGCTCGCGCATCATCTCGGCGAAATAGCCGTGATTATCCTTGACGCCGGAGCCTACGTCGAAAACCGCGAAGCGCCGCTCATCCATGCCGGCCGGCACCACCCAGTCGGAATTACTGGTGAAGATCAGCCGCACATAATTGGCGAGGCGAATCGGATCGACGCCCTTCGCCTCGACCATCTGCTTGGGCGCCGTGACGAGGCCTTTGAGCCTGCCCTCGGCCGCCTTGTCGCCGGCCCATACGCCTTCGTCGACCTGGAGCAGCAGGCAGCTCGCCATATGCGCGTTGAAATTGCCGATCACATAGCGCTGATCGTCGACCAGGAAGTAATGCGCGGCGATCAAGGAGCCGATCACGTCGCCGATCGTCGTCTTGCCGACGCCCTGCAAGCCGCGCAGCACGATCGCCGTGCCGATCCGCTCGCGCGGCCGCTGCATCAGATGCGCGAGCCACGCCCATATCCAATCGAAATATTGTTGGACGCCCTGGCAGATGTTGTTGAGGAGATGATCGCG